ACAGCAGGTTATCGACACTACTATTGCAGAGATGAACCGGCAGGCAGAGATTTCTCGCAACAATTTAGCCGCTCAAGGCGTCGGGGCAGGTGCCTTTGGTGGCAGCAGGTTTGGTATTGCTGGAACAGAACTTGACCGCAACCTAGCTGATTCACAAGCTCGCGCCCTTGCTCAATTAAATGCCCAGAACTACAACCAAGCCCTTGGCGCGTCGCAGACTGCCTTTGAAAACCAGCAGAGTCGTCAACAAGCTCAGTCCCAGCTATATGGCGGAATTGCAGGATTATATGGTAACCTGGGTGGGCAGCAGGCTGGGATTGGTGGTCAGCAAGCCGGTATTGGCGGTCAGCAACTTGGCCTTGGTCAGTTGGCGCAAACCACAGGATTGCAGGATCTTTCAACCATGCAGCAATTTGGTCGGGAGCAACAGGCTCAACAGCAGGCTGAACTAGATGCCTCGCGGGCTAACCAGCAAAAACAATTGTATGAGCCATACAGCCGCGTTGCGTTCTTGTCAGATATTTACAAAGGTGCTCCTTCTACTAGCCAATCTCTTGGCTCGCAAGTTTCACCTTCTGCCCCAACCCCCTCTGCTTTTCAGCAAGTTGCTGGAATAGGAACAGGACTTCTAGGAACCGCCGCCGCTGCTAACCAAATTGGCAAACTATTTTAACAGGAAAGTATCATGCCCGGAATATACGATAGAACAATGTTTAACCAGAATATGAACCCACGGCGCATGGCCGGGGGCGGGTCTACCTTTCCAGATCTTAGCGGCGACGGCAACATAACCCAGCGAGATATATTAATGGGCCGTGGTGTTAAAATGGCAGAGGGTGGCATCATGTCTGCCATGGACGAAGACATGATGATGGACATGCCTGCAATGTCACCGGAACAAGAGGCAATGATATATCAGGAAGCACAGAACCTTCCTCCAGAAGTCATACAGACCGCCGGAAGCGAACTACAGGCGGCTACGAGTGAGCTTGCTGCGGAAGAAATAGGCAACGCTGTAAATGAAGAAGTCTCCCGCAGTATCAATAACATGGATATGGCTGGCGATTTCAAAGACATTATGAATTCAGTCTGGGATGAAAACGAGGGTGTGGAAGCATACCGCGCTCGTTTGGCGCAGGTTGTTGGACCAGAGGACGCGCAAAGAACACCAGATTCCGTTCTGGCCCTTGTGCAACCGACCCTGCAACTTGCCCAGATAGACCAAGGCATTGGTGCTTTGATGCAAGAAGAGTTAGCAGAAGTCGGCGGGATGGGCGGTGGTATCACCGAACTAGCAGCCAAGAGCGCAGTTTCGGACGGAATGGCCGCAGAAACAGGAGCCTTGGTTAACGCTGTAGGGAACATGGCCCAAGGACCAGCCGGTATGATGCCACCGGGACCATCCGGTATAATGGTAACTGGAGAAGATCCTATGGGTATGGACCCAATGATGTTACAAGCTATGATGCAGGATGCAGGCCCCATGGGCCAAGGTATGGCTTAATAGGAGTTATTCATGGCTGAAACAGGAAACCCAAGGGTTAACTTATTTAAAACCACTTATGACCAACTAGACCAAGACTCAAACAAAGGCATTGCGGGTTTGGATATGGCTAGGGTTAATCAAAGACAAAAAGACCTGTCTAAATTCTTGGGTCAAACAGATTATTCTAAACAGCTTACTGAAGCACAGGATATGAGCAAGTTGCAGCTTGCCTTGGCTTTAGCACAACAAGGTTTTGCAGCAGCCGGAGCGCCACCTAAGAAAGGTGAAAATCCTATTTCTACTTTATCAAGAGAGCTACTAGCACCTGTTGCAGGGACGGCTGGGGCCGTTGCCACCCAGATGATGCAACAGCGCAGGGCTATAGAGAATGCTAAAAGTCAAGAAGAGCGTCAAACGAAACTTGCTTCATTGCAGCAGGTAAAAGAAGAAACTGCTGCACGTAAAGATCTTGCCTTTAAATTATTGCCTGCTTCTGTACAAGCTCTTATGAAACAAGGAAATCGTGGTTTTGTTAGAGTACTAGGTGCAGACGGAAAACCAACAGGGGCAGTACTTCCACTACAGTATAACTTTGACGGCAAAAACTACACGGGTAGGACGGTCGGAGGAACGGATCAAACCTCGGTTATTCTGGATGGAAAAACTCCTACGCACATTCTTACAAATGAAAGCGGAGACCTTCTTGGCTCTTCAACACAGGAAAAATCTACGTATAAAGATAACTTAGTAGTCGTTAACAAAGATACAAATAAACCTTTGGTTGACGACCAAGGAAACCGCATACAGGTTACACGTTCAAATAATGTATTATTTAAGATTGGAGGCGGTGCCGTACCGTTCCCACAACCAAAGAATACAAAATTAGTTCCGGTTAGCCAGGTTGATAAGTCTGATGCGGGTTCAACAGAGACGGACTCTCAGAGAGCAACTGAGAATAACGTAAACTTTATATACTCCTTAATGCCTAGAGTTCAACAAAATCAAATAGACGGTCCTTTTACCCCTTACTCTCGAAAAGGTGCCTTATACTTTGACCAAGGTGCTTTTGTCGACGGGAAGTTTGCGTTTAGGTTTATTCCTTCCGGAACTAAACCAGAAGAAGCCTTACAAAAATCTAGGGAAATTAAAGACGAGGCACTTCAAAAACTTATTTTAAACAAGGTAAGAACTATAGCCTCGGTTTCCTTAAAACAAAATTTTGGAGATCAAAGTGATAGAGTTAAAAGTGATCTAGCAGAAATCGCTATCAAAGAAATTTTATCTATACCACCAGAAGTTCTCTTTGGTGCTAAAGAAAGACCAAGCATAGGCTACATTCCAAACGCTCTTGCTTTTAATCCTGTGGTGCAGGCAGAAGCAACTAAAGAAGCTTTTCAAGAATTAAAAACAAACCCCGATGCAAATGCTTATGAAACGTTTGAAACTGTAGTTGAACCTACGAGTAAAGAAGCTTTTAACAAACAAGCCGGGCGTTTAAAAACCGCTATTTCTTTATTTCCGCAAGTCTTTGGAGACCCTCAGAAACCTTTGGCAGAATCGTATGACGAGGGTTTGGTTCAACGAAGACAAGACATAGAAAAAGTTCTTCCTACTGTGAAATTACTTTTAAACACTTCTCCAGAAGACCGCAGGCAGATCATTATTGAGGCTGTTATTAAACAGGAAGAGAATAGAAACAAACTTCAAAATAGTTCTACCTCAAACGAAGCAAGAGAATTGTTTAGTACACGACTTGAATTTAGACAAGCTCTTGTCGACTTTCAAAACGCGGCGGCAGAAACTGGAGTGGAAGGTTTTTTCACAGGTACTCTTGCCGGAGGAGCAGCAAGACTTGGCTTTTCTGACTTTATTGAGGAAGAAGGAGCAGAAGCTTGGAACCGGTTAACCGTAGCCTCCGACCGGTTTCAAGAGGGGCAATCCCGACGAGTGGGAAAAGAGTTTGGCGATGACCGCATTAGTAATTATGATGCACAAGCGTACAAGAAATTAGTTGCTGATATCAGTAAAGGAAAACAATTCAATAGAGTTTTAATTAAAGATGGTTTGAATCGTGTTAATAAAGAACTAACCGGACTTATGTCTATTGGTGGAAAAGTTGGGTGGACCGAGCGTGAGTTAAAGCAAGCAGCAGAAGCTGGAGTAGATTTTTCTCAACTTAAAACCTTGGAAAATTGGCACGGATACGGTTATTACGGGAAAAACCGGTATTCTAGCACTCGGCAACAGTCCCCGTCTCTTTCTTCAGAACAAATTAAAGTTATCAAAACAAGCGGTCAGTTAAAAGATACTATGTATGGAGGCAAGTACACCGTTCCTGTAGTAAACTATTCTACAGGTGTTCTTCCTACCTTCCAACGAAGCGGAGCAACAACTTCTATTGGAGCAACAATTCCGGCTACTAAAACAAAAAGGATGGACCCTCTTGAATTTGAGACGTATGTAGAAAACTTAGCAACAAGCTCAGGCAGTTCTAATAATGAAATGCGTTCTAGAATTGTTAATGGTATATTAAGTTATAATATTTGGAGAGAAAACCTTAAATAGGTTCTGCACATGCCAATAAAAACGCCACACACAGATATTACAGCCGACCACACAGGTTTTGATTCCTCAACCGGTTTGCATTCTTACGTTTTTACAAACGCACAAAACGGCGCTCAAGAAACCACAACAAGCGCATACGGTCCTGAAGACACCACTTCTCCAAAGGGAGACAGGAAACCTGGGCTTAAAAGTTTAATGGGTTCTGATCTTGCCTCTTCAAGAGGTCAGGGATTAGCGTCAACGTTTGCCCCTCTTTTTGAAAAACTAAGGTACAAAGATCAACGAGGTTTTTTTAAACGAGTTGTAGCTCCTAATATACGAAGACTTCCAGCTTTTGCGGTAGGGGGGGTAGGTGATGTAGTTGGTTTGCTTTCTTACGTCCCTGGCCCAGAAGAATTAGTAGCCATGGGTTACGAAGCTGCTACAGGAGACGACCCTCTTGAGAAAATTGGCCTGACTAGTTTAGAAGATCGAAGCAAGCTGGATAAAAAAACAAGAAAAGCAGTAGAAGAGACTTACGGATCAGAAGCAACTAGCAGAAGTTTTCAAAAGTACATTAGATCCGCGGACCGTTATGCAAAAGACAACTGGGGATTTGAACCTTTTGAGTCTACTATTGGCACGGACATGACCCCAGAGGCTAGAGGCACCTTTGAAAAATTAATAAGCACGGGCTTAGAGTTTGGTGCAGGTGGTGCTGCTGCTGTAAAAGGAATTGTCACATCACCTAAACTTTTACAGGACGGAGCTCAGTGGATTTTTGCTAAGTTTGCCAAAGAATCTGTTAAAGAATTGGGAGAAGATGCACTTAAACCTGAAAACGTTAGAACCTTAATAGACAAGGCTTCTGATGCGTACAGTTTCAGAACAAAAGCAGGACGAAGAAACCTTAGAGGAGAGGTAGGCTTTGGACTTGTTGCGGGGGCTGCAACAGAATCAGCCATGGCTGGATTAGAAAATTTAGATCCAAACGCGGCAGATTGGGTTAAAGCAACAACTGCTATAGGCGCTGGTTTATTAGCGCCTATGGCAGGGAAAAGTTTGTACACGGGTCTTCTACAGGGGCCTGTTGTTGCTTTGTCTAAAAGAATTGTAGAACCTCTTTTTAAACCTTCGACCACTGCTGCTCGTTACACTCAAAAAGAGGGCATGGGAAAATCTGCTGGAGACCGCGAAAACGTAGCCAGTGTAGCAAGACTTCTTTTAGAATCTATTGCAAATGGACGACACGTAGACCAAGCGTCTGGGTTAGCTTTTACAACACCAGAACTCGCTCGAACTGAATCAAACATATTGCGGGCAAATTTAGAATTTAAACGAGAACGTTTAGATGTAGAAACCGACTTGGATGTTCGAAAAAAGTTGCAGAGAGAGATTGAAGCAGATGAATCAAACATTGGTGCTTTAAACCAGTTTGCAAATTTTCAAGAAAGAATTCTTATTGCAGCAGGTAAAGATACAAATCCAGCAATTGCCACTAAGTTTTTTCAAAACGAAGCTAAACGCTTAGTTAAAAGAAGAGAACAATTTTTTAATTATATTGAAAACAACTTTAAGAAATCTATCGACGACTTAGATTTTGGAGGAAAACCAGAGGGTACACTACAAGAGCTTCGTTTAGATTACGAAAATGCAAAAAAAGGTGCTATCCCAGAATTTGAAAATACCCGTAGAAAACTGGTTATGGAGGGAGACCCGAAAGGTGTTGAAGCTTCTGAGCTTGCGTGGTTAGATCCGCAAACGTCAAATAAGGTAAATGTCAGAAGAACAGATTTAACAAGTAAGATGGACGAAGCTTTTGAGAATGCTCAGAAAGCTGCGGAAGATCGAGTTAAGTTTTGGGAAGAGGGTGTTCAATCTTATTTAGCTGACAAGGGTCTATCAACATTGCCAGATTCGGAAAAAGCTCTTGTAGGAGATCTTATCCGAGGAACATACAACGATGCCTACCGAGAGTTTAGAGCTTTTGAAAAAGCAGCTTATCGTCGAATAGGTGGTTTGAACGATAAAGTTACCGACAATATCGTCTTTCCAGAAGGAGCCGTCGACCCTATCAATGGTTCTGATATTTCTGGTTTAGCAATAGATGGGTGGGCTACAAGTCGGTTAGAGAACTTGTCTAGATCAGAACGGTTTAACCTTAAAGAAGTACCTGCGGAATTAGCTCAACTAGCCGGATCTAGGTCTGTATTAGCTGAATTAAATCGTAGTCGTTCGCAAGCAACCGCAGAAGGACGTGCACTTGCAACGCAGTCCCGCATACCTGACTTAGAGCGGACACGAGATGATGCGATTGCCCGCAGGAAAGAAGCAGAAGACAACTTAGATAAACAGCTAGAAAAAGAAAACTTGGAACCTCCTGTTGAGAGTGCTTCTCTTAGAACAGCCCGTGCTGAAGTAGCTAAATTAGAAGCAGAATTAAAACAAATTCCAACGGGTACAACAATAGAGGACCCAACAGTTGTTCGGCGGATGAATGCGGCTAATCAAAAACTAGCCGGGGCTCGTGCAAAAGTAGAATCTTTATTGGAAACCCTTCCTTCCGGAGGACCTGCAAAATCTTCTGACGCAGTACGAACCCTGGGCAAAGAAGTGGATAGTTTTTCTAAAGAAGTTCAGGAAGCTCAGTCTCAAATAGATAAGCTTACGAGGGACTTTTTAGGGGCTACTGACGACGTTGTTATTGAACCTACGGGACGTTTGACATCTAGAGACGCGGACGGAGAACTTGTTTCCGGTGGCGTTAGTGCTAATGACGTAAAGGAAACAATCTCGGATGTTGCAGAATCTGCAAGAAGAGAGGTAGCTACTAACGGAAAAACTCCGAAATATAGGAATTTATTGCAGTTAAGAGAAACTCTGGAACAACTCTTGTCTCCTGAAACGTTTTCTACGTTAGATCCCTCCGCGTTGGCTTTTGGAAGAGAAGCTTCCCGTATTAAAAACCGAGTAGATGATGCTCAAGGTGATGTACTTGCAAAAACTAAAGGGTCCGCAGTTAAGATTCCTGTGGAAGAAGTTGCAGCAAAAGTTCTTCCAGAATCTGTTTCTCCCTTAACTCGTGCTGCAAATTTAAGGTTGCTTAATGAAGCAACTACGGAACTTCCTAGTTTTGTTACCATAAACAGAAGTGACGACGGAAAAATTATAACGGATCCGGAAGGCATACCTGTTGCAGCCATTGACGAAGCCGCCCTTCTTGGTGAGAAATCATTGTTTGACAATCCGGATTCTCCGTTTCAATTAGTTCAGATAGGGGAAGCGGGAACACCTTTTGAGATAAGAATAAAACCAGACGCTCCCGTAAGCCCCAGGTCTTTGACGGTTGCAGAAAGTATACTTCTTGAAAGGTTAGCCTTACGTTTTCCAGATGGTGTTGATTCTAAAAGAATTCAAACTTTTAAGAACAAAAATAAAGAGGCCTTACAATTTCTTGAAAAGAACGGAAGCGTTGAGATTCCAAAAATGCTGGAAGATGCGGATGGCCTTGCGGCTCAATTAGATGCGTTAAATACTCTTCGTAAGGACAAGACAAGACAACAATTAAGCGAGTTAATAAACAACGGACAGTTAAACCTTGATGGTTTAACTATTGATGATTACCTCGGATACATTGGCAGTCGCCGCCGTCTTTTTTCAGAAGAAAATGCTCTATCTGAGGTTATAAAAGCAGACGCTGGATACGCTACAGAAGGTCTTTTTGACCGAGTTTTATCTTCTGGAAACAAATCTCCAACTTCGTCTCTTAATGAATTTCTGTCGGTTGTAAAAGGAAACAGGCCCGCTGAAAAAGGTTTGCAAGCTTCCATAATAGGCGAACTTTTTAGGCGCTCCAGTACATCAAATGAAGCTTTGGTACGGCAAACGGGAGATCTAGCTGCTTCGGCTTTTGACCCTGCTGAGTTTAGAAACTTAATGTCTAACCCTCGTGTTAGATCCTTACTTCAAGGAGCCTTTCCGGATAATCCTCAACTGTTAGATGGTTTAGATTCTGTTGCTAAAGTGGCTTTTGAGACTTCTGTCTTTACTAAAGGCGGTTCTAACATGTCCGGCTCGATAGATCCAAACAGCGCGGTTAGCACAGAAGCTTGGAGTAACCTTGGAAGAATCCTTGGGTTGCAAGTTGCAGATCGAATTGGTTTTATAAATTCCCTTGTTGCCGCAGGTGCGGGTGGCAGAGCGTTTAGAGATGTGGGTAAACAGGTGACCGGCAACAAAATTAAAGACATTCTAATAAATGCCGCACTTGATCCCAAACTAGCCGTAAACTTAGCAAAGGAAACTGCTGATTTAGCAGAACCTCTTTCCACAACTATAGCAAAAAGTTTGATTAACGCGGTTAATGTTCCTGGAACAGTAGCCCGTAGGCCCGGTGCCGCTACTCAGATCTTCCAGCGTGGAGAACAAGAACTTGATGAAGAAGAACGCATCGGGCCACAGTCCTCCTTGCAACGTCCTCTTAATGCCTTGGTTGCAGGTACTCCACAACAAGTTGCTTCTGCTATGCCTCCGCCACGGGCTCCTAATGCAAATTCCATTCTTGGTCAGGTCAATCCTGTTGGACCACCGCCCATGGCTCAAGCTCCACAGGCAAATGTTACGCCGCAACAAATGGCGGACCTTGGACTTGACTTGTTCGCTGCCAAGAATGGGGGTTTCGTAGAGAAGTCTGGTATTATGTCTGTGAAACCCAAGGCAAGGCAGTTAGTCGGATAACCAGTCCCTAGCATCTTCGCCTAGTATCGTGTCAGCTATCTTGATCTTGTTCCGCAAGGCGGTGACAATCTTCTCGTCAATAGTTTTGGGTGAGATAAGATCAATGTAGGTGACCTTGTTTTCCTGTCCAATCCGGTGTGCGCGGTCCTCTGACTGAAGGCGAAGCTCCAGATCATAGCTGTTGCTGTAATAGACTACAGTATTTGCCGCTGTAAGAGTAAGACCGTAACCTCCTGTTTTAGGGTGCCCCACAATGAAACGTAACTCAGATTGACGATCTTGGAAAGTTTCCACGATCTGTTGTCTATCCGAGTCAGGTGTTTCACCGTGGAGCGTTGCAACCGCTCCGACGCCAAAGCGGTCGCGCAGGGCCTCGGCAATCGAACGGATATCCTGTGTCCAGGTTGCCCATATGATCGCCTTACCCTGTATCTCTTCACAAATGCTCATAAGTTCCAGTTGTCTGTTCGACTTCAAAGGGTGAACTACACCGTCGTCGTCCGTCAGACTACCAAGGCATATCTGTTGCAAACGCATGATCTGTGTCAATACGTTTTGCGTCGTGGACAAGTCACCACTGTCCAGCCGTGCCAATGCTAAATTCTTCATTTGAACGTAGGCGTCGCGCTGTTCTGTGGTTAACTCAACCTCGCGTTTCATGTACACCTTGTCAGGCAAATCCAGACAATCTTCCTTGCGAACTCTAAAAGAGTGCCCGTTCAGAGCTTCGGTCAACTCGTCCAGACGTTGGAATCCGACGATGTTGTTGAAAGAATGTGCTCCCATTGTCCGCCGCTGTACAACAGCGTAGCGTCCTTGAAAAGCATAGTAGCTCTTGAAGCCAAGTATCTTGGGGCTTAGAAAATCCATCTGGCTGTACAAGTCCATTGGTGACTTAGTGACAGGGGATCCTGTAAGAATCCGCCGCATTACCGCACCACGGCCCACGTCACAAATAGACTTAGTTCGTTTTGCCTGACGGTTCTTAATAGTTGTAGACTCGTCCACCGCCATAAAGACCTTGAATTTCTTTACAAAAAACTCTGCGACATCTACGCCCTTCTTGGTGCTGAATGCCTCTATGTTCATAAGTAAGAACTTTAATTTGTCGTTCTCCTTATATAAGTCTACAAGTTCTTTACGTTTTGCCTTTGTCAGGTTTGGTTTCCACAAGACCGTGTCTGTCTGTATACGTTCAGGGAGGTGCGTCTCTATCTCACCTATCCAGTTAGCTATGACACCCTTGGGCGCGACAATAATAGCAAGATCTACTTTCTTCTTCTCGAACGAATGTGCTATTGTGTCTATACAAACTTTCGTTTTACCGGTGCCCATATCCATCAAAAGCGCGTAGTTCTCCTGCTCTGCGCTGCCTTCAAAGGCTTCCCGCTGGTGTTCATAAGGCGTGGTTTTAAAAACAAATTTATTCATAAAGATTTCTCTTGTATTGACCTACAAATACCCATATAAAGGTTTTTGACGGTTCAGTCAACCGCCGATGCAATTAAACAGGAGCAATTAAAATGAACGATTTACTAGCAGAAATGGCCTCCGATTCTGAGGCTACCCCCGACAAGATAGATCAGTTACAAGACGGCAAGCTCGACATAGTGTCGCGTTTGGCAAACGAAGCTGCGGCATTAGAGCATAAACTTGCCGCTGCCGAGAAGCTTATGAAGGAGACAAAGTCTGCTCTACATAAGATAACGGACGAGCAGCTACCCGAAGCCTTAGAAGTCATGGGCCTTCAGAAATTTACTTTAGTGGACGGCTCTGAGATTGCCGTCAAACCAATTTACGCCGCAAGCATTCCAAAAGATCGTAAAGACGAAGCCTTTCAATGGCTTCGGGACCACGACTTTGGTGACCTTGTAAAGAACAATGTCACAGTTACATTTGGTCGTGGAGAAGATGAGACGGCTAAAGAGTTTGTAGGATTTTGCGGCGAACAAGGATTCGTTCCTAGCCAACTGGAGAAGGTCGAGCCTATGACCTTGAAGGCTTGGTTACGGGAACGGGTAGAAGCGGGGGACCCCGTCCCGCTTGATTTATTCGGGGCTTTCATCTCACAACGAGCAACTATCAAAAGGAGCAAATAGACAATGGCAAAAGCAGTAGCTAAAAAACAATCCGCCGAAGTAATGGTTATGAACGAAAACATGTTCGCTGAAGACGCCGGAATGGGTGTAAGCGACTTGGGTTCTGAAGATCTTGCGATACCGTTTATAAAGGTACTTCAAAAGATGTCCGACGAACTGGATGACCTAGATAACGCTAAGGCTGGTGATATCTACAATACGGTTACAAAAGACATCGTTAAAGGTAAAGACGGTATCCGTTTAATTAACTGCGCGTACAACTTGCAGTACATTGAGTGGGAACCTCGTGGTACTGGTACAGGAGCACCTCACGCTATTTACGGCGCGGGGGACGAGATACCGGAGACCGAACGAGGAGACGACAACAAGGACTATGTCGCCGGAGGTAGCGGTCGCTATCTCGAACGCACCGCCCAGCATTATGTTCTAGTTGTTGACGAAGACGGCGTTACTCAGCAGGCACTACTGCCTATGAAGTCCACACAGTTTAAAAAGTCTAAACAGTGGAACAGCGCAATGCGGTCTTTAAAGATGAAAGACGGTAAAGGAAATCTGTTTACTCCACCGCGTTTCTCACACATTTGGAAGCTGGAAACAGTTTCTGAGGAGAACAAGAACGGTTCTTGGCACGGATGGCAGATTAGTAAGGACGGCGTTGTCGAAGACGTAAACGTCTACCAAGAAGCCAAGTTGTTTGCCGAGTCCATCCAATCGGGTCAGGTGAATGTTAAACATGTCAGAGAAGAAGACAAAGATTCTTCTGACGAAGACGTTCCTTTTTAGGTCTGGTGGGGGAGGGCAACCTCCCCCTTTTCTAAATGAAAAAAGAGATAGAAAAATTTGCGCGGATATTTCGCGGTCTGAACCGAGCCTACGGGTCCTTGGACCTGACTACAAAGGACGCTCGTGGTAAGCAGAAGGGCAAGTATAAGTTTGTTCACGAACCACGGACCATTGCCACATACGAGGCTCATCTAAAAGGAACCACTAGTATAGGTGTTGTTCCGATTAACGAAGACAACCTTTGCTGGTGGGGTGCCATTGATGTTGACCAGTATCCGTTGGATCATTCTGCCATATTGAATAAACTACGCGAAGTTGAGATACCTCTCGTCGTCTGCCGAAGTAAATCGGGAGGAGCCCACCTATACCTGTTCCTTACAGAATTAGTCGAGGCTGAGAAGATACAAGTGAAGCTAAAAGAGATTGCGGCAGAGATCGGTTTCGGTGGCTGTGAAATATTTCCAAAGCAGATTAAACTTGTTCTCGAACGAGGAGACAACGGTAACTTCCTCAACCTCCCTTATTTTGACCACGAAGGTGGCCTCCGCTACGCCTTTAACAAGGACGGCAGTGCCGCAACACTAAAAGAATTTTTAGCTCTGGCAGAGAGTTCTGCAATAACAGAGCAGGCTCTTGATGATCTGATGTCCAAGACTGTGCCGGAAGTTGATGACAAACTTAAAGATGGCCCACCTTGCTTGCAGGCTTTACTGCGGCAGGGCTTTCCAGAGGGCACTAGGAACAACGGACTATTTAACTTGGGCGTGTATTTAAGGAAGGCTTTCCCCGATGAGTGGGAGACAAAGATACTTGAATACAACCAGAGCATCATGGAACCCGCACTTGATCTTAAAGAGGTCAACATTGTCGCGGACCAGATAAAAAAGAAGGACTATCAGTACAAGTGCTCGGATCAGCCTGTGTGCAATTTTTGCAACAAAGACCTCTGCCGTAGCCGGAAGCATGGCGTGGGGGGTGGGGCAAACACACCGACAGTAGCCAACTTGCGTAAGTATGACAGCGAACCGCCTTTGTGGTTTCTTGATGTCAACGGGTCGCCTGTCGAACTAGACACCGAGGGACTTCAGAAACAACCCCGCTTTCAAATACTTTGCATGGAGCAGATAAACTTCATGCCCCGCACCATTACTAGACAAGCTTGGGAAGCTCAGATGAACATGCTCCTGTCCCAGATGTTGGACACAGAGGGTGCTGTCATAACAACGTCCGAAGACACAAGCCTTCGCGGTCAGTTCTACGACATGCTTGAAGAGTTCTCTACTCATATGCAGTCTGCAATGGATAGAGAAGAAATACTTTTACGCCGCCCTTGGACCGATGAAGAAGAGGGACGAACATACTTTAGGCTTAAGGACTTTGAAGCTTTTCTTAAACGCAACAAGTTCTTTGAATACCGCTCGAACAAAATAGCGCAACGTCTTCGAGACATAGATGGAAAGTCCGAGCAGTTTCGGATTAAGGGCCGCACAGTGCGCTGTTGGTCAATTCCATCCTTTGCAAAGATAGAGGAAGAATTTGAGTCTCGCTTTGACGATGAGGAGGATATTCCGTTTTGAGAGATGAACCTATCAACTGGAGCCAGCTTCTTCGCGACTTGCGGGTAGAGAAAGGTCTGACGCAAAGAGAGCTTGCCTACCAGTCTAAAATGCCCCAGCGGACAATTGCAGAGTATGAGAACGTCGAAGCCTCTCGACAGTTGTCCATATACAGGATTGAACAGATACTAGATTCTCTTGGTTATGAGATAGATGTGTTTCTGAAGAAGAACAATGTTTAGATACTTTGGACCCCCAGGAACCGGAAAAACAACTACACTGTTAAATCAGGTGGATGCTCTTCTATCGGGCGGCATGTCCCCAAACGACATAGGCTACTTTGCTTTTACACGAAAAGCGGCCCACGAAGCACGGGACAGGGCGGTAGAACGTTTTAACCTAGACCCAGAGAAGGACTTCTCGTACTTCCGTACACTTCACAGTTTAGCCTTTCAAAGTCTTGGCATGTCTAGTGCCGACGTTCTTGGCGACAAGGGTCTTAAGAGTTTTAGTAAAGAGACGGGCGTTGATTTGTCGTCTAATGGAATGCAGCACATTGCCGATGACGGTTTTACGCTTCTTAAATCTAACAACCCCATCATGCAGGGGTTTGACCTAGCTAGAAATACGTTACTTGGCGTTCGGCATGCCTACAATGTCATGGAACTAGATATTCCGTTTTATGAATTTGAGCACTTATATAACGAGTATGAACGATTTAAAGTGTTGAATGGTCTTAAAGACTTTACCGACATGATGGTCGAACTAGCTGAAAAACCAAGCAGTCTCCCCGTCCTTAATACAATATTCTTGGACGAGGCACAGGACCTGACGCCATTGCAGTGGAAAGTGGCTCATGGTTTAGGAGAACGCTGCCAGAGGATGTTCGTAGCGGGGGACGATGATCAAGGTATATACCGCTGGGCTGGTGCCGACATAAATCACTTTGTCTCTTTGGCAGGAGGATCAGAGGTTCTATCTCAATCCTACAGGATACCTCGAAGCGTTTACCGCATAGCCGATTCCGTGGTCAAAAGAATACAATTTAGGCAGAAGAAAACATGGTCTCCAAGACCTTCGGAAGGAAGTGTCCAACGAACATACGATGCAAACACGGTTTCGTTTGGCAACGAAGAATGGCTGGTTCTCGCGCAGGCTAATTACATGCTAGATGATCTAGCAAACCAACTTACTTCCAGCGGTCAGTACTTTGAGCGCAAAGGGTCACCGTCGTTAGCGAAGAACGTGCGAAGTGCCATTAGCTCATGGAACCACATGCAAGAAAGCCCCGGTCATGAAATATCACTGAAGGAAGCGGTCAACCTTTATGACCACATATCAAGTGGGTCGGGTAGTTTAAAACGCGGTGCTAAGAAAATGTTGGGCGGAGCGGATGAGAAAGACCTTTTTACGATGGCTGTCTTACGGGATTACTTTGGGTTAGAAACACCAGACACAACCTGGGACGTTGCTTTAAACCGGATTGGTGACGAAGACAGGGCCTATGCCACTGCCCTGCTCAATCGCGGCGTCAATATATTTGAGAAGCCCAAGATCAAACTGTCCACGATCCACGGTGCAAAAGGTGGTGAAGCTGACAACGTTTTACTGTTCACGGACCTGTCCAGTAAAGCATTGAAAGAAATGGAGAAAAATCCCGACGACGCTCACCGAGTTTTATACGTTGGGATAACACGAACAAAGAAGAACCTTGTTCTAAAGATGCCAGAAGATTCACAAAGGGGTTGGGCCATATGAGAGTAATAATCGAAAGTCCGTACAAAGCAGTTCACTTTAACGGACAATCTCTGTTCGACAACATTGAATATGCAAAGGACTGTTTGTCAAATTCCTTGTCGAGAGGAGAGTCACCGTTTGTATCACACTTACTTTACACGCAAGTACTGGACGATGACGTACCGGATGAACGCCAGCTTGGTATGAATTCCGCCTTAGAGTGGTACGAAGTTGCTGACTTATGCGCGGTGTATATAGACCTTGG